GTGATAAGTCACAGTTTGCTATGGGTGTACAGAAAATCGGTGGAATTTCTAATCGATGGACTGTTTACAAAAATCCATATATGACTGAGAATACGATTCTTGTTGGATTCCGCGGTGGTAACTTCCTAGAAACAGGTGCTGTATATGCTCCTTATGTACCGCTGATTATGACACCTCTTGTGTATGATCCTAATGATTTTACACCAAGAAAAGGCGTTATGACTCGATACGCTAAGAAGATGATCAGACCTGAATTTTATGGTAAGATCTACGTTGATAGCTTGGATGTTGTTTAATTTAAGCTAGACTAAAGTTAATAAAAAAGGCCGAATTTATTTCGGCCTTTTTTTATTCATCTATATCATTAATCTTTATATTTATATAAGACAACTATAATATAATATTGGAGATTTTAAATGTCAAAATTTGCTTATGTATATGTTGATCCGACATTAAATGCTAGCGGAAGTACTCCCTATGGCATATATGACAATGATTCTACATTTCAAGCTGACAGCATTACAGTAACTAAATGGGTAGCCCGGCGACTAGGATTTCCAGTTATGCAATTAGAAATATATAGTGGATCTATTTGGGCATGTTTTGAAGAAGCAGTATCAGAATATTCATTGCATATAAATAATTATAATATGAAAAACTGGTTATGGGATCAGTATGGGTCGAGTAATAGAATTTCCGGGTCTTTAACTACGGGAAGTAATGAACCCACCCACCCACATATGGGAACGACTTTTATGTTATCAGATCAGTATGGTCAAGCAGCGGTGGTTGGTGGGGATGTCACTTTAAAGAGTGGTTCAATATCATTAGTTAAAGATCAACAAGATTATAATTTAAGTAATTGGGCAGCAGTATCTGAGAGCAGTAATAGACTTATTATACAAAGAGTTTATAATCAAGGTCCGGCTTCAATTACTAGATTTTATGATCCCTTTGCGGGAAGTTTTGAGCAAAGGCAGATGTTAGATGCCTTTGGTCTTGGTAATGTAGCACCCGCTATAACATATACAATGAGACCAATTTCATATGATATATCTAGAGCGCAAGCAATTGAAACTAACGATTTGGTTAGAAAATCAGCTTATTCATTTCATATAGTTAATAATGTTCTTAAAATATTTCCCAGACCGGCAAGTACCGATGCTGGGGATAAAATTTGGTTTGATTATTATGTTAGAAATGATGTTGCTGATATATCTAAATCTTATACAACTTATAAAGTATCCGATCCCAGTAATACTCCTTATAAATTTATTACTTATAATGAAATAAATTCAGCGGGTAGGCAGTGGGTTAGAAAGTTTACTTTAGCTTTGGCTAGAGAACTGTTGGGTATAATAAGAAGTAAATACTCATCTTTACCACTCCCCAATGGAGAAATGACTATGGATGGCGAGTCGCTTAAAGCTGAGGGCCGCGAGGAAAAGGATAATTTATTAACTGAACTTAAAGAATTTCTTGATAGCGTTACATTATCAGAGAGGTCTAGAGCTGAGGCCGATACTGCAGAAGCTAATCAACAAGTGTTATCAAGGTCTCCTTTACAGATTTATATCGGGTAAGAGAAAATGGCAACTAGACCCTTTTTTGTCCCGCAGAAAGAGATAGATCTTATAGATTCTTTTAATGAAGAGCTTATTGATAATATATTATCACAATATGTTGACATATATAAAGTTTCAGTTGAAAATACAGAAGAAAATTTATATGGGGAATCTTCAACAAAATATTTTGATAAGGGGTTTCGTGTAAACTGTTTAATTTCATTTGAAGAACCAACAATTGAACAAAATGATTTTGGGCCAGATATGAATGCTAATTTAGAATTATATTTTCATAGAACTACCCTTAAAGATGAAAATTTTTATCCAGAAATGGGCGATATTGTTGATTGGAATGATATTTATTGGGAGATTAATGCTGTAACGGAACCCCAACTTATAGCAGGACATCAAGCATTTAAACATATGATTAAAGCAGTAGCTAATAGGGCGAGATTATCAGGATTACAAATTGAAGAGAGACCAAGATGATTAAATTAAAAGATATATTATTTGAAGATGAGATGAGAGATAAATATCGTTTAGTTGTTATATTCCACCATGATCCCGAATATCCAGATGATTTAGATGTTAAAAAAAGATGGGAGCCTGAGGTAGAAAAAATATCGTCTGAATATTATATGGTTGAAATGGATGGGGCATATATTATTAAAAAAGATGGCGCAATAACGATTCATAACGCAGACGATAAAGATGGATTTGCAATTGATCCAGAAAATACTTTAGTTTTAGTAAAAGAGGTAGCTGATGCTACTAAAAAAATGTCTTGGTTAGACGAAATTATTTCTTTAGAACGGGGTGGAATATTTTGTGTAAATCCGAGTAACTGTAAACGAATTTGCGCTGACAAGTATTTAAGTATGTTATATTTTGCAGATAATGGTTTAAGACAGCCAAAAACAGTTCTTGTTGGAAATGATAAAACAGTTTTAAATGACTTTGAAAGATTAGAAACACAATATCCTATAATTATGAAAACTTCTTCTGGAACTCAAGGTGTTGGAGTTTTATTTATAGAGAGTGAAAGATCATTGATGGCAACAACACAACTAGTCTTTAAATTAGATAAGAAAGTAGATTTATTATTACAAGAATATATCAAAACACCATATGATGTTAGAGTTCATGTTTTACATGGAGAAATTTTGGGGGCCATGAAAAGAGAGGTTATCCCAGGTGATTTTAGAAGTAATTATTCACAGGGGTCAGAAACACTTCCTTTTGATCTTACAAAGTTAGAAGCGGATGAATGTATTAAAGCTGCTAAAGTTGTTGATGGAATTTGGGTAGGAGTAGATTTTATACCTTCTGAAGATAGAGAAAATGAACCACCATTTATGCTTGAAGTAAATTCAAATCCCGGAACCTCTGGTATAGAAAAAACTCTTAAGAGAAATATAGTATCGGAAGTTTTAGAGTCATTTGAGGATAGAAGTATATGGTTAAAGCCAGAACCATTTAAATCAATTTATGATTAGGTGGGAGGTATAAAATGTCAGTTCAACCATTAGTAACAAGTAAAATTATTATAAAAAAAGAAATGCATGACGTAAGTTATGAATCAAAAGATGTAAAGATACCTATAAAGGAATCAAATAATGCAAAATTAACTTCTATTTATGAAGAACCGTATACTAATACTACTGGAAATATTGATGTTAGTGAGTTGGCGACATCAATTGCTGCGAAAATGATGGCCGACCAAGTAAAAATACCTAAAAGAAAAGTGGTAGAGGTAGATATAAAGCGAGAAATAGCTATAGGTAATGTTGATAAAACTGCAGTTAAATCTCAGACCTATAAAGGACCAGTTAATAATAAAGTAGCTCAATTGCGAGCGTTAAGGAATAAATAATGTCAGTAAAAACTATTACTAATCCCCACGCACTTAGAAAAGAAAATATAAATCGCGCGCAACAGCGCAGTTTGCGATCAGTTACAGTGGGAAATAAAGAGCGGTCAACCGTTCCAGGTAAAGATTTTACAAAGGGTTTTACAATAACATTAAAAGACATTGATGAGTCTGTTATAAATCACATTAAAAATATAATGAAACCAGTTGTTAAAGAGGCGGGAGAAGTTATAAAGGTTCCTATTTTATATGGAAACGAGGAACGGTGGAAGGCCATTAGAAAAAATGGTGTAATGCGAGACAAAAATAATGTAATTATTTTACCAGTAATGGTTATTAGAAGAACTGATGTTAGCATGAACGATGCAATGCCGCTGTCTTTTGATAATGATGTTAGAGGTGAATTTATTCAAGTTGCTAGGTCTAATCAGTGGTCTAGAACAAATAGATATGATAGATTTGCCGTTCAACAAAGTAAAAAACCCGTTCAAGAATATATCATGACAGGCATGCCAGATTTTGTTATTTGTAGTTATTCAGTTATTATGTTAACCAGTTATATGGAGCAGATGAATGATTTAAATACAATATGGGTTGAGCATTTAGAGACCTACTTTGGTGATTCAACAAATTATAAATTTTTATCTTCATTGGATGGAAGTATAAGCGATGCAACAGAAATGCCAGTAGATGGTGAAAGAATAATTAAAAATGAATTATCTCTTTCAATTAAGGCATATATGATTCCTGAATTTACTGATAATATTTTTGGAAAAACAGCTGAGATGACCAAAGTTATGTCTCCAGCTAAAGTTACATTTGGTTTTGAGGGTAATGCCACTGACTATCAAATAAAAAAACAGTAATTTTTTTAATTTATATATATTTATATATGAAAAAGTTAATCAAAAAGTTGGAGAACAATGTTATGACAAAGAAAAAGAAAGCAAATTCTAAACCTCAATCTTCTAAAAACACAAAAACACAAAAACAGTATAAGTTCTGGGATGGTAAAACAAATTTTAAACTTACTAAAAATTTTGGAAAATGGCTTTAGAATAAATGAAGGTTGTTGCAGAAAAACTTCATGAAAAGAATATGTGGAAAATAAAAGATACAGAAACTATTGCATATGGATTAGATAGTGTTTTAAGAACTTTATTCAATACA